ATAAGTCAAACTTGCTGTAACCAGTTTTCTCTGCGAAGCAGTAGGCTATATAATTTTCTGCAAAGTTTACACTTTCATGTGTATTAACAGTAAATACACTTGAAGTAGGAGCAACATTAAATCTATTTGAATTAGTTTGTTTTCCTTTAGTTGTGTTTAAAGATTGATAAGTTCCTGCACCATTTGAGGCATGATAAACTGCCCAATCTTCTGCGTTTTGTAATCTTTTAACTACAATCCATTTAGGTGTTGCACCTAACCCATGTCCAACTGTAGCTTGAGAACCTGTTCCTGTATAAGAAACAATACTAAATCCACTTGTTGTATTAGCACTAACAGTTGAAGTTATATCTCCATCTGTATTTGATACTCCTGCACCATTTGCTTTCCAGTTCCATGATACAATATTATCTCCATTTCTATTGTGTTCTCCATTAGTATCTGCACCTAAAGTAAAACCATCACTATCAAAAGATGTAATAGCATTTGTATAAGTATCTTCAGTATTATTTAAATTTGGTCTAATAACTTTTGTTACACCTCTTACAGCATCTACTATAACATGGTTATATGCTGTTGTTCTGAGCTTACACCAGTTCATATCTGGCTGAAACCCAACACCTGTAATTGATTGTGTTGCACCTGTACCTGTATAAAGTTTAGTATTAAAATAATCAGAGGGTTTATTAATTGTTGTGTATGCCATTATAAATTTAATCCTTTCGTAGATAAGGCTGTGTAGCCCGTAGGCACGTCATATTCAAATATGCCGTTACCACTTGCGTTAGTTCCTGCACTAGATACTGCTGTTGTTCCGAAGTAGCCATTGCCGAAATTAAATTGAACTACACCACTAGCTTCATAAGCATTAGTACCGAACAAATATGTACCATTAGGTATTGAAGAAATTGCTGTTCCATAAGTAGAGCCATTTCTATAAAATTGAAGTGTTCCATTAGTTGCATCAAAAGTTGCACCTGCAATATCTCCATTAGTCCATGCAGTTAAACCTGTTTGAAGATTACTACCACTACCTGTTATTCTACCTAGTCTTTCAACAGCACCGACACCATTATCTTTAAAAGATGAAGTAATATTTGTATCAGCATTAATTAAACCTAATATTGCTTGATTATTAACTGTAGTTGTTACTTTTGCTTCTACATAATATTTACCAGAACTCATACCTAAAGTTGATAAACCATAACGACTATTCCAATTATCGGAGCCTGTTCCTGTTGCTGTATTATTACCATTAGAAAAAGAAAAATCTCTACCCTCATAGTATAAAGGGTTTAATGTAGCAAAAACATTGCTTGGACAATCTTCTGTTTTTGTAAGTGTACCACCTGCAACTGTAAAGTTATTAGTGTTAGGAGATTGGTCAGTAACACTATTACCATCTTTTAAAATAAAGTAACCATTGTTTCCATAAGTTACACTTGGAGAAGTTTTAATTTTCCATTCTCCAGTTGTTGCATCTGTTTCTCCAAATGCACTAGCATCTAGTTGTGTGCCATCTACAAAATTTACATGAGACATACTTCCATCAAAAGTGTTTTGAGTATTATCACCACAACCTATATTATGTTTATTTGATGTAGTACCTATTTGAAAACTAGTATTAGAATTATATCCAAAACTAGATGTTACTGAAAAATCAGCAATTCTATTTACTCCATTAACATAAAATTTAACTCTATCTGTAAAAGCACCACCTGAACCTCCTGCTCTATAATCAACTGCATAAACAATATGATACCAAGCATTAACATCTCTACATACAAAATTACTTGTCATTTCTAGTCTATCAGTTCCACCTTCTTTGTCATATACATAAATTTTATCATTATTTAAAAAAACTATATAAGCTCTATTATTACCATCTTGATAATTACTATAAATATATTGAGAAGTAGCATTCAAACCTTTTTTAAACCATATAGATAAAGTATATTTTTTTAACTGAGTTGGTGTTGTATTAGTTCGTTGTAAATATGTACTAGCCATTATTTAACCCCCGCTATTTCTTTAATTAATTTTTTAATTTTATTCATTATATTTTTTATTCCTTTTTTAATTTTATTCATTAATTGAACTGTCCGCCTCCTGTAGCACCAAATGTTGAAGCAAAGCTAAATGATCTATCAGCAGTTTGAGCTTCAGCATCGGTTACCCTAATTGTAAAATTGTATGTTGTTGGACTTGTTGATGAACCACCAAAGTCTGTAGTAGCTAAAACACCAGCAGAAGATAAAGTAACATTAGCACCGGATAAATTAGATCCAACTTCACTAAATGTTACAGCACTATCTGAAGAAGCAGAAAGAGTTGCAATTGTACCAGAAAAATTTCCAGCAAAAGAACCTAAACTACCTGCACTTGTTGACCATGTAGGTGCATCAGATACAGTTAAAATATTAGCACTTGATATAACTGCTTTACCAGTTCCATTTTCAACCCTCATTCTATATTGAGCATCAACAGATAAAGTAATTGTAACAGTTAATGATGTACTATTATTATATACAATTGTTGTAGCAGGATACCAAATACCAGTAGAAGTATTTATAAATTCTACTTGTGAACCAACATCAAAATTAGATCCTGTAACTGTAATTGTAGATGCAGAATTACCTATTGTAGTTGGAGAAATAGAACTAATTGTTGGATTAGCACCTCCAGCAGCTATTCTAGCATCAACCCTTGCGTCAGTATAATATAAATTAGTACCTTCAGTTAAATTAGAAGTTGTAGAACTTGTTTCATCTATTAACTTAATCCAATTACCACCATGTGCAAAATAACCTTTACCTGTTCCATGAACATGAGCAAACATACCGTGATAAGTAGTAGCATTTGGCAAACTGGCTTCATTAGAATACATATTAGCAAATAAAACTTTATTACCACCCATATCTAAATCAGATGCAACAACAGCGGATACAGCATTAGCGTTAGTATATCCATCAGTTATTCCATAACCTGATAATGTAGTTGGTTTACTTGTTAAACTAGCAAACACTCCATCAAATAATGATGTATCACCTGCAAGTGCAGTTGTAGAACTTGTACCTAATACCAATGAATCTGTTATTCCATATCCACTTAATGTAGTTGGTGTTGAAGTAATTGCACTAAATGCCAAAGATGTTGGTGTTAATGCACTTAAATCTACAGAATTACCACCTGATATTGATAAATTTGGATCACTAAAAGTTAATGTTTGACTATCAGTTTCACTTGTTATATAACCAACATCATTAGTCCATTGAGATATATTACCTGATTTATTTGTAAAAGCTGTTGTACTTGTTGCTGTTACAGCATCAGTTATTCCATAACCTGCAACTGTTGTTGGCTTACCTGTTAATGAAGTAAAACTTTGAGCTGGTACTGAAGTTAAATATGCACTATCATTTGTAAATTGTGATATATTACCTGCTTTATTTGTTAAAGTATCACTTGAACTTGCTGTTATAAAACCAGCTGAATTGGCATCAATTTTTGTTTGAACTCTAGCATCAGTATAATATTTATTAGATCCTTCAGATAAATCAGAAGTTGATTTAGAAGATATATCTAATGAAGTTAAAATATTAGCATTAGCAGTACCATCAAAACTAGCAGTACCAGTTATTGGACCTGTTAATGCAATATTTCTAGCAGTTGCTAATTTTGTTGCTTGATCAGCAGAAGTTACAGCATCATTTATTTGTACATATGCACTTCCTGACCATCTATAAACATCTCCTGTATCAATAGCAATATATATTTTACCTGTTTCACCTGTTCCTGGAAATGCAGCAAAATTAGCATATTCCTCTACATCATCTACATAACTAGGTAATTGTGCAGTTGGAACTTTACCAGCACTATCTAAACCAGCATATCCATTATTTTGATTTTTATTAGAAATTTGTTCAAATGCTGTACTATTAACACCATCTAAAGTATCTGCATCAACATTTAAATTATCAACAAATGATTTATTTACACGTGTATCAATAAGCCCATTTACTGTACTAGTATTTACCGTACCTGCAGGCCCCTGCGGACCTGTTGAACCTTGTGGGCCTGTTGGACCAACAATACCTTGAATACCTTGTGTACCTTGTGAACCTTGATTACCAGTTGGTCCTGTTTGACCTGTTAAACCAGTGTCGCCTTTATCACCCTGTGGACCTTGTGGACCTGTTGGGCCTTGCGGACCTTGTGGGCCTGTTGGACCTGTTTGTTTTGAAACAGTTATAGTTGAAGTTGTTCCATCTATTTTAATTGTCATATTATTTTATTCCTTACTGAGGTTGGTATCTTATTACAAATACGAACCTTATTGAATTTTTAACTTCAGGAGTACCTGCAGCCCATTGTACTTTCATAACCACAATATATGGTGATGCATCATTAGGTGTAGAAGTATAACTTCCTTGATCTGATAATAATGTACTTGGAACCAATAGTTCAAATTTACCAGCAGTACTAGTATTGTATACTAATTCTGCTTTTGTATAAGTATGTTGGTTTGAACCTCCAACTGCCGATAATGAATCAATTGTAATAGATCCTCTTTTTCTTGTAACAGTGGCTTCAAATAAATCAGCCTTAATATCAAAAGTAGTAGATGCAGAACTAAAATCTATAGTGCCATCTTCTATTGATAATAAAAATTGATTACCTTCGGATATTTCTCGAGCAATAATATTATCTGCTCCTCCTAAGTAATTTTGTATGTTTGATATTCTCATATTATCTCCTGTAGGTTAGTTATGAGTAAATATATATCTATGGACATATATTTTTGTTTATTAAGTTTCTTTAACCCAAGCTGTACCGCTCCATTTATAGATATAAGATGCAATTAAAGCATCACCTGCACTATCTGTAATTGAATAAGTAGTTCCTAGGTTTGTATAAATTGTTGCACCAGAATTTGAAGATCCTAGTGACAAAGCAGTAATTTCACTGTCATTATTTACTCTGTATGCTAAATATAATTTAGTAGAAAAATAAACCATTTCAGATCCATTTATTGTATTAGCTGATTGATCAACTGGTATATTAGATATTTCAGTAGAAGTAACTGCATCAGTATCAATAACATATTGACCATTAGAATTAGCTGTTATAGCAAAAAACCCATCTACTAATCTAGGAGTACTTCCAGTTATACCATTAAAAGCAAATTCTGGAGTTTTTAAAGCATCTACTTTATATCCTGGAAATATAGTATTTAAATTATTTTTAGTAGTTTCAAACCAAGAATAATCTGTTGGTGTATTTGAAAATACATCTTTATTAGCTAAAATTACAGATCTTAAACCATAATAATTTGGAACAGATGAACCTGCTTCAATAATTGTAGCATTACCAACACCTGTTGAAAAATTACCTACTGTTGTTCCAGTAGCTGCATTATTAGTTACAGTTAATTTATATAAATCACTAAAATGTGCATCAGCAACTGAAGTAAATCTAATTTGATTAGCAACTGGTTGATCTTTTTCAATAGTCCAATCAGTTATGTTTGTATTAACATTTTCTATTACATCAGCTATTGTATTTACAGCACCAGGTAATGTTGGAACAAAACCAACAAAACTTTTATTATAATCAGCACTAGAACTTCCTGGTTTAAATACTTGAATATTTGTTTTACCAGCATTATTAATATTTGTTTGAGTAGTACCTAAACTTCCTTGTGTAATACTTTTTGTAACATTTGAATTAGAAAAAGTAAAATCTAATCCAATATCATCTTGAATTGTTGTAGTATAATTTACTATTTTTGAATTACCTGAATCTATTGTTGCAGTTATAAAGCCATTTAAAGAAGCATTTAATGCATTTTTAAATTCAAGAGCAGCCGCAGTAGCATTTAAATTATTTGAAAAAGATTGTTGTGTTCCACCAGTAAATGTAACTTCACTAAACAATGGTAATCCATTCATAGTTTTAGTAAATAAATTAGGAGCAGTAATATTATATGTTGATCCTAATGTACCTGATCTTGTTATTGTAGATGTTCCAAAAACTATATTTCCTGCATCAGTTCCACTAACAGAATTATTATTTACTGTAGCAGTCCATAATTCACTAGGAACCGAATCAAATGTAGTTGTTGATGTAAATGTAATTTTTTTAGTAGTATTATCATATGTAGCAGTATAATTATTAGGAGACTCTGTATTATTATTTACTAATGCAATTAAATCTGCTCCAATAGTAGCTGATTGATCATCTGTTTCAAGATCAGCAGCAACATTTAATGTATAAGTTCCTGTACCATCAGGTTCAGTTAAAGATATAGTTGTTGATCCTGCAGTTCCAGCACCATCTGTTTCATATTCATAATTATAAATAATATTTGAACCATCACCAGCTACGTCATTAATTGTAAAAGATGTAGCTTCATTTGTAGCAGTACCTGTATTAATTATTATACCATAACCTGAAAAATCAACAAGACCACTATCAGGATTTATATCTGATACATAACTAGGTAATGAAACTGATAATCCACTTATATTTAAACCTAATACTGCTGTTCTAATTTCATTTAATGCATCAATAACACCAATATTATTTGAAAATGTATTATTAGTTATATAACCTAATGATCCTAAGCTTATTGAATATTTAGTATTTGTACCTGTATTCCATCTTGTGTTTGCAGATGGTTGAGGACTGTTATAAATATATAAATTATTATTTAAAATAAATTCTTTTCCAAAACCAAAAATATCACCTGTATCTGAATAAGTTTGTTGAGAAACATATGTACCGTTTCCATCATCAGTATATACTTGAGTATTTGTTGTATTTACTGCAATAACAGAAGTAGCACTTATAGGATGAATATTATTTAAACTATTTCTCATAGTAGCCGTAATAATATCAGATCCTGCCCAAGTTCCTGCATTTGAATAAACAGAACTAGTTGCTGCCATTTTTAATTCCTTTTATTAGTTAAATTGTCCACCACCTTGTGCAGTTGATAAAGTAAAATCTATTGAACTTGTAGCAACAATTTGTGAAGCTGAATTAGTATAAGTAATTACATTACTGTTAGCACTAGCAGTAAAATTAGTTAAATTATTAATTGCTGAAGCTACAGCCGTAGCCGTATTTGCAACAGTTGAAGCCATATTTCCTGTTAAATTTCCATAATTTGTTAAACTTAATTTCCAAGTGGCTTGTGGATCATTAGCAGTAGAATAATTACTGTCTAATGTAAGTGTATATGTATTTGTTGTTCCTGGTCTTGTTAAAATTAATTCTCTAACTTTTGAAGCTGTAGTTATTTTTACATTAGTATCACTTAAAAGTTTAATTGATATAATACCACTAATAGTTTCTACCTCAGTAGTTACTTGTTCATATCTGTGATAATATTTTATTTTAGTTCCATTATACCAAACAATAATATTTTCATTTGAATCTACTATATTGTTACTAATATCAAAATTTGATAATGTTGTTAATATTGCCATTAGTTAAACTGTGCGCCCCCTGTTGCTCCTGTTGTAGGAGGAATTAAAAAATAACTCCATATTTGACCTTCAGTAGTTGAGCTATTATAAAGTAAAACATCATCTCCCATAGCAGAAACATTAAAGTTTTCAACTCCGCCTGCATTTGTTGTAGCATAATGTGACCAAGTATTTGTAATTAATCTAAATGAAAATAATTCAGTAGTAGACATTACATATATAGTTGAAGTACCTATACATACAGATCTTCCAAAACCACTTGAAACGCCTCCTGCTACTAATGAAGATAATTCTAAAGTTCCATTAACTTTAACACTATTATTTGAACTATTAGCAGTTAAAAAACCTGTTGCATTCCAATCTTTAGGATTTGCAATTACTTTTCTAGATGTAGTATTTTGTATATCATCAGCTAAATTAATATGTAATAATTCTTTTTGTGTTACATTACCTCTTGTTCCTGTAAAACTTAATTGTTGTTCTTCTGTTGTTGCTGTACCAGAATTAAAACTTGTAGGAAATGTAATAGAACCTGAACCATCAGATCCACCAGTTCTAGTAATTGTATTAATTGTTGAACCTGCATAACCTATTTGTTGAACAGCATTAATATCTGTAAAACCATCTCTCATATTAGAGCCTGTATTACTATCTCCATATCTAATTTGAGTAAATCTGTTTACAACACCATAAGGATTTTTTGTATCATTTGGATCTATAATAATTCCAGAAACACCAGAAGTAATACCACCAGCCCCTGGTCTAAATACACCAAAGTCATAAGCATTAGAAAATGCCCCTCTTGCAAATTGGTTTATTGGTCTTACCCAAAATACTAATGTATCTGTAAAATCTATATCAAATACTTTATGTGTAATTGTAGCACCTTCAGCAAATGGACCTGTTGATGTTCTAAATGAAATATTAAATTCTCTATCAGCAATAGCATTATTAATATTATCTCCAATATATATTTCAAATGTTTCTGTTAATCCAGTTGGTACAGTCCATCTTAATTGAACAAATGGAGTAGTAGAGTCTGTATCACTACTAATTGCTGTTAAATCTGTAATTGCTCCAAAATTTCTTGGATTAGCTAAATTTGTATTAGGAGCTGTTTGAAATTCTGTTAATGCCTCTTCTGTATATGCATCTGCATTATATTCTTGAGCAGTAATTAAATATCCTGAAACACCTTCTTCATTCATATCAGCTTCAGTTATAGAATTAATTTTAAATAATTTATTAGTAAAACCATAAGTACTATTTGTAACTGATACTATATCTGTAACTTGTAATGCTAAAGCTCTTGTATCTGTTTTAAATGAAATAATTAAATTATCTCTTGATTTTTTAACAATAATATGACCAATTCTTTCAGCCATTATATTATTATTTATAAACTTAAATCTTGTATCTTGAACTAATTCAGGTTCATTAAATGATTTTTGATTAGTAGCTAAATTTAAAAATACTTGATCATCTTGATATTTTTGATCATAAGAATTAAAAGAAATATTCATTTTATTTAATGCACTATTAAAACCATCATTAACTATTGTAACATCACCATACATATTATCGTCAGTAAATGACATTACTGAAGATCCTGTAGTATCTGAAATAACTTGAAATTTACCTAAATGATAAGAAAATATAGCTTGAGAACAAACAACTAAATCAGAAACATTTAAATCTCTTTCATCAAAAGTATTAATTGCACCATTTGTAGTATATCTTTTTGCTGTTGTACTAGCTCCATTTTTATCTGTATGTGTAATTAAAGTATCACAAAATGTTTTATGAGCATAAAATGTAGGTAAATCAATATCAGTATCAGCCATTACATCACCACAACCATAAATATTATTAGTTAAATAATCTAATAAACATTCAGACGGATTATTTGAATATGATGTACCAGTTGATAAATTACCAGATGAATCAAATGTTCTAACTAATTTACCTGAAATTTCTGCCCCTAGTTTATTTGTTAAACCAGTTACAGATTCATCTCTGTTATATTTTAATTCCACATATAAATATGCAACATTAGGCATTGTTCTATTTGCAGCATTAGTATTCCATTTAGTTGAAAATGTTTCCATAGGTGAACATCTTCCACCTGATTTAAATTTTTTAACTATTAAATTACCATTTAAAAAATCATCAGTTCCACCTTGTGAATCTGTTGCATTTGTTACATTACCATTACTATCTAAAGTTAATCTAAAATCATCCCACCATATTTGACCAATGTTTTCAATAGGTCCTTCACATAATGAAATTATAAATGCCATTGTTTGATTATCAGATGTTATATCAGCAAATGTAATTGAACCAAATACTCTGGTATTTCCATATAAAATAGGTAATTTATTACCAGGGTTTGAAGCAATTCTTTGTCTAACTCCTTGATCTGGAGATTGTTCCATTTGTCCCGGGCCTGAAGGAACATCTGGAGCAAATAATTTATTAGCAATAAATGAAACTGCAACTGATAATGCAAATCTAGCTATCATTCCAGTAACTGTACTTGAAGTTAAAACTGTAATAACAGGTGCGGCTGCTGCCATAATTAAATTTCCTTTTTGTGCATTGATTGAAATTCTTTATAGTTCAATTTATTAAAATTAATATTAGTTTTAGGTATAGAATAATAAATTATTTCTTTTACCTCTTTATGATTTTTTGTTTCTTTTTCTAACATTTTATTCATTCTATAAAAAATAGATGAACCTCTCTTATTAGGATGAACCCAAGTCAATAAAACATGTAATTGTGTTATATGTGGATTTAATAAATTAGGTATTTTCATTCCTAATAATACTCCATCAATAATTCCATTATTTTCTGATATTACTGCAGTTTTATCTTTAGCTATTGCTTTCATTAAACCTCTATAATATTCAGTATTATCCTCTTTAAATTGACCAAAATCAAATTCTATTCTATGTTGTTCAAGTAATTTTACACCTTGTTCAACATCTTTATCTTCTCCAATTCTTATCATTATATTTTATTCTCTTTCTTATTAATCTTCAGCACCAAATCTTGGATTAAAGTCAACCATTGAAGCGACAAATTCCATAGATGCATCATTACTATTATATTCTTTAAATGAACTATCAGATGTAAATCTACCTGATTTAGTGTTTAATATAGCACCAACTATATTTTTACATTCAACAGTTATATTAACATCTCCACTTTTAACATTTTCTTCATCAACAGCATGT